GTGAAATTATTAGATATTTTAAAGAAAGAGTTTACCTTCTCAACCTATAGTCCAACAGTAGGCTGGATAGAGGCTACTCGCTGGAATGGAACTATTTTTCTTCATAATATTTTGTCTAACTTTACAGAGGTAGGAAATGAGCAACCTTATGAAACTGCTGCTCCTACTTATAATGGTGGCATTATTGTATTTGCTGTAGATGTAAATGCTCAAATAGAACAGCAGTACCCTGACGCTTCTCCTATGAAGAAGGCATTAATGGGTGCATGGGAGTCTATCACTAACAGGATAAATCAAAATTTGAAGCATCCTGAAGTGTTTGGTTATTCTATAGGTAAGCTATTCAAGGGGAAGTATAAAGCTCAAGATGGGTATTTATATGATGAAAACTCTCTTTCAATAGAAATCATTGATATTCCTTTTGACTTAGTTTGTGTTATTGGGGCTGAGATAGCCCGTTCCTTTAAGCAACAATCGGTATTAGTAAAAGATAATAGCAGTCATACTATTCTTTTTGTTATACCAAAGGCTGTATTATGAACATAAAAGACATTTTATCGGATTTCCACTCAATGGAGTATATAGGACCCTCAGAGTTTCCCGAGGCTACATTAATGGGGGGTTACTGGGCGCATGGAACTACAGTATATGAAGTATCCGGTAGCCATCATATCCAGTTTATTGTTGAACATCCAGATTTATTTAATCTTACTATAGATGAGATAAAATCTATATTTAATAAAAATGGAGAAGAGTTTCAAACTGCGGCTACTCGTGAAGGAAAGGCACGAGAAGAAATAATAAAACTTGTTGCTCAGGATGGCTGGATCAGGGTGCGTCATTATATTAAACCTAGAGACTATTGGTCTATTCAATGTGATAGAGTAAAGCTTAGAAAAGAGAATTTGAGAGACTTTGTTAATTGGGCTTTAGATAAAAAAGTCATGGGATATCATGATGAGGCAATTATTTTAGGATATGAAGACGACTATAGAGATTTATATGACTTCCAGTCAGGAGGGATACAAAATTTCTTAATGGAAGAATCTAAAGTAAAAGAATCTTCTTATAGTACTATTATTAAGCATATAGAAAATGGTACTATGTTCAGTATAGTTTCTGGTTGTAGAGGAATAAATAAGATAAATGGCTGGAACCTAGATGAGGGTAAATCTGATATTAGTAAAGAAGATGCGCTAAAACTGGATTTAGAAGCAGGAGAAAAATTAAAACTTTATCTAAAAGGAGAGGGATATGGCTATATTGAACAGGCGGCTGTATATGATAATGCCCCAGAGTTTTCATACTTTATTTTAGGTATGCCCCTAGATGAATCAATTGAACTTGGAAAAAAGTTTAATCAAAAGTCTATAATTCATAAGAATACGAAAGTTTTTGCTATTTTTTACACTAAGGATTTTGTTGATGGTAATAAAGAATATCATATTGGGGACAAAGGTGTGTCCTTTAAACAACGTGTAGCTAAAAATGCTTTAGGTAATTCTGTTATTACCTTTAATCCTGAAGTTTTACAATATGCCAATTCTCAACTACTTCATGCTAATAAGAATCAACGTAAACCTTTTGCTTTCATTGCTGAACATAAAATTAAATGGTATGAGTATCATATATTAGAGCGCTGGAATGGATTACAAGCATATAAGGAAGGAAGACCTACAAAATACTGGGTAAGAATTAGATAAAAACAAGGATAGACATGGACATAAATGATATTAAATCAGATTTTCATCCTATGGAGTATATAGGCACTTTACAAGAAGGTACCCTCCAAAAAGGATATTGGGTTAAGGGCTCTAAAATATATAACATAGGTAATAATGATGGACACTTCCAATTTGTGTTGGATAATCCTTCACTATTTGATATTGATATTTCTATTGAACCCTTATTGCCCGAACAAATAATGAAAAAATTATTCATAGAGGGGTGGTTGCGTATACGTTATTATACCATAAGCACAAATAATGGGTTTACGGGTTTTTGGTTGGTAGGGTGTGATGTAGTAGCATTAAGAAAACCAGAAATAAAAGATTTTTGTTATTGGGCTATAAAAGAAAATATAATGGAATATCATGATAAGATTACCCTGATGAGACAAACTGAAGGGGATGTAGAGATATACGATATTGATTCAGGAGGAGTCACCACTCTTTTACAAGAAAAACGAAGTTACACTAATATATAAGGAGATAGAAATGGCAGAAGCATTAGATGTGAAATTGACTGATGAGGAACTAGAGAGTATCAGGATGATTGTATCGAAGAAAGTCACGGCAGACTCCGCTATGAATAGAACGGAATTTCCAAAGGAAATGGAAGCTAATTTAATTTCAGCCTTTTATAAAGCTGCTGGTGAGAATCTAGCAGAGGCTAAGTATCAAGAATCAAAGTGGTGGAAATTAGTAACGGCTAAATATAATTTAGGCGATACCTCTTTGGATATGGCAAGTGGTACTCTATCTAAGGTTGAGAAAAAGGAGTAAATATGACACAAATGAAGGCATTTAGCATTGTAGAGACAGGTGGCTTAGCTAAAGACATCAATGATTTTATTGATGTTGGTAGGACTGCTACAGGATATGCTCATGTAGCGTTTGTAGATAGGGTAGAAGTACATCCTGCTGTTAATACTGCTTTTCTTGTTTATAGTGATTGTGATCCACGTTAATGAATGGGCAGCATTGATAAAAGATATCACTGCTAGAAGTAAGATGGAAGGACACCAGTTTAGTGACTGCTGGCTAAGAGTAGTTCGCTTAGTCTAACTTCCTTTTATACTAATTAATTACCCAGTTGCACTAACAACTTAAAAGGTAAAGGAACTACAATGTATGGTATTATTTATTATGCTCTTAATATACTTAATAATAAAAGGTATATAGGGCAAACTGTAAGAGCTTTAGAAAAAAGAAAGTATTTTCATATTTATGAGTCTAAACACAAAAGATTAGATTATCATTTTTATAGGGCTATTCGAGAATATGGGGAAAATTCTTTTATTTGGGGGGTATTAGAAGAAACAGAAACAAGAGAAAAACTTTTAGAAAGAGAAATATACTGGATAGCCTTTTATGACACCACAAATATAGATAAAGGTTATAATATGACTAACGGGGGAGATAATTATGGAATACCCACCCTAGAAGTAAGAAAAAGGATGGGAAGGTGTATGATAGGTAAAAAGAATCCTTTTTATGGTAGGAGGCACTCTTTAGCTACATTAAAAAGAATATCTAAAACTAAAAAAGAAAGAAAATGTGGAGTAAAATCTGTATTTTGTATTGAAACACAAGAAGTTTTCCCTTCTATTGATAAAGCTGCTATTAAATATGGTGTACACGCTAGTAATATTTGTATGGCATGTAAAAGAAAAATAAAGACTTCAGGAGGTTTTCATTGGGAATACTATAAAGAAAATAAAGACTAATTGAGTATATGGAAGAATTTGATGAATTTAGCCTTAGAGACCTTTCTAAGAGAAAAGATTTTGATTTAGCCTCTGCTACTACTCGGTGGTACTCAAAAGAAAGAACATCTATTGAGGGTGATGCACCAAAAAGTACGAAATTAATTGAAGTAAAATTAAATAAAGAGAAAAATACTATTGAGTGTTCTCTTCTTGTTACTGCTACGGAAAAGTATGGTCCCACCCATATATATAAATCTGTAAACCCTCAGAAAGATTTTGCTATAGAAAGAGACCCTTCAGGACTTTACACTATTTATATTTCTTTTTTGGGGTTAAATAAGTTATATGCTTTAGCAAAATCAAGACAGCAAAAAAAGAAATTTAATCCCCAAGATACTCGAAAATCTAATACTCCAGTAAACAACATCTCTATAGAGGAAATTAAGGCGTTCCTAACAGATACTGATTTTAAGATTTTTTGTGATGATGTTTCTTGGCAATATCAGGGGGCTAATTATAAATTATCACAGTTAGGGGGGGCTTTATGGCCTACAAATATTCCTCCAACACATAAACATTTAGGTCCTGATGGTAAAACAAGAATGGGATGGCTGGATATTCACCCTATGAATAGTATTCTAACAAAGCATACATTAGAGTTTTTTGTTCATATTAAATTTTTCCTAAATCAAATAGCGGGGTCCGTGCTAAAACAAATTAGGAACCCTAATTTGCCAGGGGAATCAAACCCTACCCCTCCACCTACTGCTGCCCCAAAAGCCCCTATACCATCTCAAAATGGGCATGGGTCAAGTGTGAAGCCTATAGTAGATATAAACCCTACTGATACCCCTGTGAATCAGGCCAAGACACAAGCTTTACAGCAGAAAGACCCCGCACAGCAAATAATGGCTAATAGGACAGTTAATAGTCCTGTAAATCAACAAATTCAGCAATCCCAAGCTTATCCTGGGAACCCCAATGAGAATCCGCAGCAGTATAATTTAGATAAAGAGGAAACACCTATGCCAGAAAGTACAGTTCAATCACCTTATGGTCCTATGCTTATACAAGAAGTAGAGGGAAAGCAATATAGAACATGGTTTAATAATACTGTAGAGCACCTAAAACATCGTGTTTTAGAGTTAGACTCAAAATATGAGAACTATGAATTTGAGCTCCCTATGAAATTAAATGTAGATACACGAACTTCTCTCTATGAAAGCCTATCTAAACTCAAAGAAATAGTTATCCAATTTGAGACGGGAGCTGAAGAACAACGCTATCAACAGATGATACAGGAGACATTGAATTTCATCAAAGAAAATAGCCCTGATATTATTACCTTTGAGTCTACATTACTTGAATATTCTCATGCCCATATGTCTAAAGTATTGGCAGAAACTATTCAATTAGCATTTCCAATTTATAATAAGATTGTAGCTAATAGTAATAATTCTAATGATTTTACCCTTTCTTTAATCAAAAGAGATAGAAACCCCCTACATGAAATAGATTCTTTTCCTGGTAATAAAGAACAGACTGGTGAAGAGAATCCTGAAGAACCTAAAGGTAAGGCAGATATGGAAGACCCTAACAAGGGGTTGCCAGCTCCTCCAACCGAAGAAGATAATAAGGTTCCAGGTAAAAAATTAGTATGTGCCTTTGGTTCATTCAATCCTCCAACTAAACAACACTTTGAAATGCTGAAGAAAGTAAAAGCTACAGCAGACCACCAGCAGGCAGAGGCTATAGTGTTTTTACAAAGGGATAAGACATTTAGTGGTGATGAAGTTTCAGTGAAGCAAAGAGCACAAATAATAGAGGAGTTGACTAAAATAAAATGCTGTTTTGATAAAGAAATTACTGATTTCAATGCTGCTATGGATTGGGCATATACCCACCATTATAATGAGGTAATGGTTATAGCTGGCTCTGATGAAACTAAAGATATGCTAGAAATTGGTACTACCAACAAAGGACAGCATACTGCTCAGGGCTTCTTTGACTTTGAGCATTTTAGAGTAGCATCTTATGGTGGTAATAATCCTGATAACTCTGAAGAGTCCATTGAGGCTGTAAATGCTATTATGAATAATGATGAACAAGGATTTCTAAAGGCTGTTGATTTACCTTATGTAAAACAGCTAAAAAAACTATTTGCTATTTGTAGGTATGAATTACAGAATAAGATGGGGATGAATGAGAGTGCCCACCTCCAAGAAGCAAACCTCCAATTATTATATAATATGTTGATAAATCCAAAGAAACAACAAGATTTAGTGGGATGGTATAATGATGGAACATTAGAAGGAAGACTTTTTCATGACCCAACCCCAACTAATGGAACAGATAAGATTCCGTATAAACAGGCAATTAATATTTTCAAAAAGTTATATAAACCCACAAGAGATACAACAAATATTGGAAGAAACGAGGGTGGTGAGGAGCTTCAAACATATATATGTGGTATAATTAGATGGGCATTAATAAAATGCTATGGTAAAGAAGTATCTCCAGAGCAAATAGGTAAAGATTTAGATTATGGTATAGTGAATACTACTGGTGGTATGGAAACAGCAGGGGAAACCTCAGATACTTCTCCAAAAGACCAGGGATTGAATTGGTAAATTTATTTCACCTTAAATAGTTCCTCCACTTCCAGTGAGCAGGTATACTTAGGATACTTTTTTACTTTGATACCATGGATTCTAGCAAGAAATTTAAGTCTGTTCCAACTGAGTATATCATATAATAAGTTATTCACTTTCCATAATTTTTCTTTATAGACTTGTAAGTTCAACTTATAGTATATACTATTCTCATCGCCTAAATGATTATTTGAAACCATTTGATGAATACATTCCGTTGCCATTGTTTGTAGTATATTCCTAAAAAATTTCATATTCTCCTCCTCACTCATCATAATCTAGTAACTGGGGATTCTTCTCCAGTTCATCTAAAGAAATCTCAGTCAAGTGGTAGTAATCAATTTGAGGTAGAAATGCTTCTTCCTCATATTGAAAGCCCCACTTATCACCAATGATATTATAGAGAGTAGTTCTTGTTTCATTGCATGTTCCAGCAATCTTCACAAATCTACTCTTCAAGAGAGGCTGCTTGAACATAAATCTAAAATACCAGTTCATATTCCCTCCTATAAGAAGTATACTACCTATAAAGGTAAATATCAAGAATTATCCTGATAAATTTTGTATTAGTTCAGGGAAGGGGTATATTATACCTTTTGGAAGTATCACCTGCATTGCTTGAGCCCCTACTCTGTTTTGAGTATGAAAATATACTTTAGTATTATTAAACTCTTCATGAGCTTGGAGGAATTCTGCTATGCGGGTACCTACATTAGAATCATCAGAACTAACATAGACTCTACCACCTAAGTCATGATCAAGGAAAATAAAATCAATATGGATACCTTCTTTTAAGATATACTCTAAAGTTTTTTTACCCTGTTCTACATCTTTAGCAATGTAAAGAGTATGATTTTGTAGCTTCTCTTGAAATAAGGGTATTCTATAGTTGCTAGGGTCGTCCTCTAAAATAAATACATTCACTATTCTCTCCACTCAGGATGATTGTAAGGAGTTGCTATTTTGGAAACCTCTCCTGGCTGCCTTTCTATTAATATATCTTTAGGATATAAGTCCTCTATACTCAGTTCCCCTGATTCAATAAGGAATTTTAAGTTTCTCTCATCATCATTCATAGTATTTCTCCTTAGTTTTCATCCACAAAATTAAAAGAACATAATGTAGTATTACACATAGTGAGTATCTTCAGTAAATCTGGGGGCATTTGTGATGCTTGAGGATCAGAAATAAGATCATTCAAGCTTTGTTTTACATTTATTAATTTTAGTAGAGCTTCTGGCACTTCGCTAAACTGAGCTTCTATTACTTTTTTCTGAACCTCTACAACATCACTCATATTATGTTTCCTCTGCTCTTTGCTTTTGCTATAGCTTCTTGTGCCAATTGATATGCTTTATTAAGCCCCTTATTCCCATCAGTTTTCATTGCCTTTACAAATGCCCTACACGCATCATATAATTCTATTGAAGCAGCCATCAGATAGGCATTATCCCAACCCTCCTCTGATTTTTCATTATCCACCTCAATACAGACTTCTGCTAATGCCGCCCATTCAGGACTATGTATGCCTACATACCCTTCCCTCTGGCCTTCATAGCTATCCCCTACCCACCATTTTCCAACAGTATGTTTATTTTTCATGTTTAACCTCCCAATTATAATACTTGATAAATAGAATTCCGTCAAGATGGTCATATTCATGTTGGATTACCCGTGCTAACATACCTGATGCCCACATACCCTGTTTTTTATTTTCCTCGTCATAATACTCAATCATTATCCCTTCCGGCCTTTCTACAGGAAAATAGATTCCAGGAAAAGACAGACAGCCTTCCTCCATGCTACAAGTCATAGCAGAGATAGATGTTATTTTAGGGTTTATGAATATTCTTTTTTTATCTCCCACTACGTCTGTAATAAATAAACGTAGTGAAACTCCTACTTGAGGAGCAGCCAAACCTATTCCTCCTTTATCTAAAACTTCAAACATGTCTGATACCAGTTTAGGGATTACAGTAAAGTCTGTAACCTCTTTAGCTTTACGAGTTAGAATTTCATTACCAAATGTAAGTATTTCCATAGTTATTTAGTCATGCCCCACTTCTCTTCCTGTGTTACCTGCTTATAATACTTATAACTAGAGCATGCCAAATTTCCCATTTTTAAGTTCTTTATGCATTCAGCAGCATAATTAGGATCATCCTGATACATACAGTCTACATAGAGAAAACCACAAGTAGAACAGGGATTAGGTGTATTCATATCAATAATCCTCCTCTTCTGTATAATCAACAGGATAGATGAAGTCATTCAATGTTTCCTCTACTAGCTTTATCTTTTTGAGACTAGGATTCTCTTCCTTCAGTTTCTTCTCTATACCATACAGATTATCCCCTATGGACCCTATGAATATGCCAGGACGATGAAGTTGAATGGTAAGAATACCATCATCTTCATTAAACTGAAATCGAGTTATACCTAGCATAAGTATATCTTTATCAGCTTTAGCATAAGCAGAATGATACTGATTTATTTGAGCATAAGTAAGAGTGCCTTCTGGAACTGACTCAAAGTTAGGCATATACTTGTCTAAATAAAAATAACCAAACTCCCTCAATAGGACCTTCTCTGTCCCAGTATAGCGCCCTGGTTTAACTTCTTTGATTTCCATTTCTTTTCTCCTTATAGATTAAACTGAAGTCCTTTAGTGATAATACTACTATCCTCTTCTCTTGATTCTACTCCAAGCCCTGTTGATTCTCCATAACAAAGAGCCCTTAAACAAAGATTCTTACAGTCATCTTCGTAGGTATCAAAATTTACAAACCCAGCAGAAATTACTTGAAACCCTAAAGTAGTATGAGGCATAAAAATAGGAATGAGAACAAAAGTGTCATTTTCATTCATTACATACTTCATTTTCATTTTCACTTGCATTTTCTTTTCTCCTTATATCCAAACTTTTCTAACTATATGCCCAGGGTATTTTGTTTGTGCATTCTCAAGATTCCAAGCAATAAAATACCTCTTCTTTCCCTGAAGATAGACTTCATAGATTTTTTTATGTTCTTTGATGGCATATAAAACCCCTATAAAGTCTATCTTCATTTCTTTAGTAAATATTCTGTGAAACAGAAAGTGCAACATCATACAACTCCATTAAGTGCAGCTAACTTCCAGTGGCCATCAGTGCGCTTATCCTGATAATCCAGAAAGCAATCTATCGACACGTTGTAGAAGAGATTGAAGTCCACCCTGGGGAACGAGGCAAGATTAGAAGCGAAGAAGTTGTAAACCTCTATCCTCACCGAAAGGGGAATCTCCTTCATGAAGGTTCCAAACTTGCTCTTGATATAGTCTAGAACCTGCATCTTAGAGGTATTGAAACCCATGATTTTGCAGCGGGACTGAATAGCAGCGTCCAATCTACACTTGTTAGAGATGAAGATAATGGAGGAGGTGAACTCGAAGTTCTCAGGAAGCTTGTCTCCCTTCGTCCTCTTGGTTCCGTCCATCCAGGTAATAGTCCTTACAGGCTTGTTCTGGAGTGCTATCTTCAATACGTCTACCTGGGTTTGGGTCTTGAACACAGAGTCAAAGTCGTCAAATATCAGTACCTTACCTTCCCTGTTATTGTAGAGAATCTTAGCAAGTTCATAGCTACCTTTAACTCCACCAGAGAAGTACTGATACTTGTCATTGGTCTTGGGAAGAAGCTTCTCCACTGTCAATGTCTTGCCTATTCCAGGCTCTCCATGAACGTAGAGAGCTTTAAGAATTCCGCTGTCCACTATCTTCACATACCTCTCCAAAAGGTCAAACTGCTCAGTGAGGCTCAGAAGGTTTTCCTTCTTGACGGGAGCTTCAGGAGCCTCGAAGGTATGGAGAAAAGAGACGTAGGACACTTCTTTCTTTCCAGTCATTTGAGCCCAATCCCGATAGAGATTGTAAGCGCTCATTATAGAAGTGTCAGTAAAGTCCACATGGGAGTTGGCAATTTTGAACTGCTCAACAGCCTCAGATACAAAAGGCTTCCTACCCATTCCAACAGTATTCATACACTCTCCTTCATCTAAGCTAATAATAATATACATCTTATTAGGAAGGGTGTCAATATAATTCGTATTATTTTTTATTGTTTCACGACGATTTTAAATCTCCTTGACATAATAAGAAAAAAGGGATTAATATACCCTCGTTCTATCAATTCATCCAGTTTATTATTTTCCTGTTTGGTGATCATAAGAGGATAATGACTATCAACAGCTTCATATATCTTGTCTTTGAATTTTTTGTCTTCTGTTGTCATATTATTCTCCTTAAAAAATAGGGGAAGTTTCCTCCCCCTTTATACTTACTTTACCTTACGTTGAAGGCTCTGGCGATCCTGCGGTCCAGAACGTCCTGCTCCACAGCGGAGGTAATCTGATGGGTGGAAACATCGGTAGCGACGTTGTAGACTGCCCAACCGGAAGCATTTGTTTTGATGCTCTCAATTTCCAGCACTTCCCTCTTCTCGCCCTCTACCAGGGGCCTTCTAACGCTCTTGATGGTGGCATAGGGTGTCATTTTCTCAATAACAGCGAGCTTAAATTTGGCAGGGAAATCGCCATTGATGAGGTTCTGAAGATAGTTGATGCCCTTCTCCTGATTCAGGCGAGCGTAGACCTTCTCCACGAGGGAACTGTTCTCTTGGATTCGCTCGAAGAGAACATTCTTGATTTTCTCAAGGTCGAATTCCTGATTGTGGCGATAGAACAGGGAAGTCTCGGAAACGAGAAGAGCCATGCCATTGGTGCAGCGGAGGCGAGCGCATCCGTACCCAAATCCGAGGCGTTCCGTCTTGTTGTAGGAGTTCCGGGCCTTGACGAAGGGAACCAAAACTTCCTCATCGAGGAAATTGTGACCACCAATGTCAAGAGCGGTGGAAGGAATTCCAAGGTTCTTCGCAGGGTTGAAAGACAGGTCGGGGAAGTAGATTGTCTGGAAGAAACGGGCTCCCTTGGTTCCAACCCGAATATCCTTGGGATCAGAGGTGAACTTGATGCCAATGTCGGTGAAGAGGTTCTGGATAGTGTCGCTAACTTCTTTGTGGGTAACGACTTTGTAACCCTCGGAAATCCTGCCCAGGGTGTCCTTCGTGTTCATATTGACGATAGCACGGAGACCATCATCAGTACCATCTTCTCTGATATACTTCTGGGTTTCAACGGGGAAGAAAGCATCCATGTGGGCGCTCTTGTCCGTCCTGGTGTGCATCGGAATGTGAATTGTCGTATTCATATTAGCTCCTTTGACTGTTTAGGTTGTCAACCTCTCTTAATTAGAATATACTACTCTTTTATTATTATGTCAAGCATTATTTTTATTATTTTTTAAAATCAGATTTTTTATATCCAGTAATCATTGCTTCTTCTAGTAGATACACCACGAGGTTAGCTAAAGGTGATTCATTATCTATCGCTAAAGTAGCTCTAAGTTCACTCATAGCCTCTAAATAGAGCTTTTTAGGAAATCCTAAATAAGAACTCCTCTTTATGATGATACAATCACAATCATCCTCTAATTCAGAAAGGTTCATATTTTGAATAAAATTTTCCTTTCTTTCTTTTAACGTCATAGTATTCTCCTTTAGTATTTCAAATTCCTTACATACCGCTCATTATTATAGTTAGCTTTTCTTTTCCTGCCCATAGAATAGCTATTTTCATACTTGAATGCCCCTGCTATGTATGCACGTAGTTCTATTCCATCCCATTCCTCAGGGAACTTTTCTATTTCACTAAGGAATGTGTTCCTCATGCTATTGAGGAAATTATTAATAAATAGTTCTTTGTCTTTAACAGTCATATTCAACTCCTTATTCATTCGCCTTGAAGCTATATACAGGCTTTAAAGTATACTTTATATCTACAGTATCCCCTATCAAATCCTGTATTTCCTCATAAGGCTTATAAGCCATTGGGGATTCATCAATAGTATCCTTAGAAACGCATGAAGTCCATATTCCCTTCATTGAATCCTCAAAGTCAGATAATTGTAATGATTTCTTTGCTACCTGCCTACCCATGATACGACCAGCACCATGAGGAGCACTGAAATTCCAGTCTGGATTGCCCTTTCCCGTGCCTATAATCAATCCATCTCGCATATTCCAAGGAATAATCACAGGCTCATTTAGCATAGCTGATATTGCTCCCTTACGGATAATTTCATGGTCAAGATCAATATAGTTATGGACAGACTCAACAGAACGACCATCACCATAGACTAAATCCATCTTCTCTTGAATCTGCTGTAATATATACTCTCGATTCTTATGAGCATAAATTTGAGCTATCATCATATCTGTCAAGTATCCTTGATAGTCCTCATCCTTTAAATACTCCAACCCATTCATGGTACCTTCAGTACCATGAGTTTTAGCCTTCGCTATAGATTGCCAGTAATTGGCAATCTTCAAACCAAAGTTACGAGAGCCTGAATGAACAGTAAGCCAGAGTAGGCCATCTTGATCCTTATCTACCTCACAAAAATGGTTGCCTCCCCCACTCGATCCTAGTGAAGCCATAACTCGATTAAAATCCTGATCTTGCTTCTCACATATTTTTCTGACATCATCATAGATGGAAGATTTCTTAAAATCTTTTTGAATCCATTCACCACCAGATTGAGAAGTATGTACATTGTGACCTGAAGGTACATAGGTATGAATGATGTCATCAAGTTTCTGGAAATCTATATCCTTTTTTCCTATACATATAGAAGTGATTCCACACCCAATATCAACACCTATTAAATTTACTATTATTTTATTTGTAAGAGTTGCAGTATACCCTATGACACACCCTGCTCCTGCATGAACATCTGGCATAATACGAATTTTACTTCCAATAGAAACCTCATTATTTAGAAGAGCATAAATTTGAGATAAAGCTGACTGTTCCACATTATCATTATAAATGATAGCAGAATTGTATTTTCCACGAATTTCTAACATAATAAACTCCTAATATAGGACAAAGTATTTTCTTTATCCTTTTTATATTTCTCACTCCATATAATAATAACAGTATACCCTAGTTCTGTCAAGACCTTTTCTCTTATTTTATCTTTGCTCCAAATATCTTTAGCCTTTACATTATGGTGAACAACATCTTCTTCTTGGTAACGATCAGAGTGAGCGTGCCAATATTCACCATATAATTCTATTATTATTTTTTTACTTTCAATGTAGATATCTGGTAAATACCATTTTTCAGTAGTTTTAATAGTATAGTGTTCTTGTGCTTCTGAACAAAATTGTTGTATATCATATAATAGAGATTTTTCTATTTTACTGCTATTGTAAGAAGAATGCTCATTATAGGAAATACTCCCAGACTTCCAAGATTCTTTCATAGCCTCTCTTCTTATATCTAACTGCTCTGGGTTATCTCTATACCATTGAGTTATTCTTTCACTTTGCTCTTTTTTAAAACCCTCTCTTCGAGGTTTAGAGATAGCTTTTATTACTTTTTCCCTATACCCCTTATCTTTCCATAAATCTTTAGATATTTCTTTTAATTTTATTTTTGTAGCTTCAATAGTTTTCTTATCATGATGCTTACCATAGAAAGGATTATTTTTTCCTGTTCGATCTCTATGGAGAGAACACTTTCCACCTTTATTACTATCTATTATTTGCTTTCCACAAATAGAACAGGTTTTCCCTAACTTATATGACTTATTGTTCATAGATAATTAGTGGTTTCCACCTTCCAGAGTTTCTAACCAATACAAATAAAAAAGGAGGGTGTTTAACCCTCCCTTTATTTTTACATAGTATTTTTATTTATTCTGATAGATGAGAATAGTCTCCATTCATCAGTTTTTTAAAATCCAGTTCTTCATCCAACACACTTACTTTTCCATCCGGTTTTACTATTGCTGACTCTTGCTGTCTACGAGCTACACGAGCCCTCTTAACTGCCTCTAAGCGGGCCTTTGTGGTAGTAGTGCTCTCACCTGCCCGAGCTGTCTTAGCCATCGTCATTACAGTAGTATCTGATACCGGGTTAGCATCCTGTTTAGACTGCTTTCCAGGGTTTCCCATTCCTACCATTTCTGGTTGTGCTGGGTAATCCTTTGGGTCTAAAGGAGAAATGGGTGTTACCTGTCCAAACAAATCCTCTTTATTAAAATCTTGAGAATCCTTTCCAGGATCATTTTGACCATCCTCAGCCCCTACCTCTTCCTCATTTAAATACGTACTCTGAAGCCACTTCTTGAAGGATTCTACAGTAGGAGCAGCAAGCTTATTTACTTTACCACCACCAGTCTGTCCCTTAGAATCTGACCCAGGCTCATAAGGTGATTTAGAATCAGTAACAGTGTATTGATCACCTGTAGCAGCACGAGCTACAACAGCATACTTAGTATCACCAGTTACTGGTTTGAAGTTCATTCCTGCTAATCCACCATTCTGACCTTTAGTTACAACATAATCACCAGTGAAGAGTTCTTTTAATTCTGATTCAGCAAAGTCCTTCATTTTCAATAATTTTCTAACATAGTTAGCTTTCTCTTTCTTTGACTTTGCACTCTCTTTCATTACTCTTTTACGTGGAGCAGCTTCAGGGAATTCAACATCGTCGTCCTCAGGTTCAACTTGGCCCATAGGAGGAGGCTCTGTATTGAGTCCTTGTCCACCTTCATCACCAAATTCCTCATCACCAAATTCATCCCCTTCCATCCCCTCTTCGGGCTCTTCTGGAACTAATTTGAATCTCTGTCCTTGGATTTCAACGGTAACCTCATCAGCTACTTCGTCGCCACCTTCGCCTTCGCCTTCCATTCCCTCTTCATCTCCGAATTCATCATCCATGGGCTCTTCCATCTCTGGGGGAACATCATCATCTATGCCCTCTCCACCCATGCCCTCTCCCTCAAGATTGTCCATTCCCTCTTCATCTTCAAACTCTCTCATTCTTCGTTCTTTTACTGAGAGGTCTTTAGTATCAGCAGCGCCTTTCTTTGGCTTTGAAACTTCTTGATTATCACCGCCATTGGCACCAAGTTTATCAAAACGAGCTTCGCCTTTCTTAGCATATAATGTCTTTACATCGGGGCCATTTCTACCATCATATCCTGGCTTTAATCTTTTAGGATCATAAGCCTCTTCCAATTTACTACCATCGTGAAGAGACTCTTCGTTCTCATTCATCCACCATAAATGTTCTCTCTTTCTTTCTTCAATTCTCATAAAATCCTCCATTTGATTTTATTGTAATAGGTAATACAAAGCCTTTAGCCTATATTCAGTGCTATTAGTCCTATTATTTACAATAGGATAAGCTTATACATATGAAATCCCCTATTCAACTAAATAATTAGTTATTAAGGAGACTAATAAGTTGGAAGTTAATAGTAATGTTATTAAATGTGCTTTAATGAGTTTTTATAGATTTAAAAAAGGGTATTTATGTTGTTCTGAATTAAGTTACTCTCAGGGAATAGCAGATGTTATCGCTATTAATGATATTACAGGAGAAGTCATAGAGATAGAAATAAAGATATCAAAGTCAGATCTATTGAATGAAAGTAAGCATAAGAAAGAAAAGCATCAAAAATTTGTAGAAGCAGCACTTTATGATGAAACTTCAGACCCAATAATATGCCCTAATAAATTTTATTTTGCTGTTCCATCTTACCTTATTGATGATACTAAAGAATATTGTTTAGCAACAAACAAAGATTATGGAGTATTAGAGTTTGATTGTAACCATTATTATAAATTACCGGAATATTCAATATTCTATCGTAGACAAGCGCATAAATTACATACTGCTGAAGTAGGTTGTTATTTCAAGCCTAATTTAATTAAACGTATATGTAATGATAATATTGTATTTTATAGAGATGAATATTGGAAATGAATACAAATTTAATAGATATAAATAAACAAGAGAATTTAAATGACATTCTTTTTGATGTATTAGAAGGGGATACTGAGCTTATAGATATGTTTGATGTTTATAATCAATTAGATATCAGTAAGATACAGACAGCTTTAGACTCAATAATAAGTAATGATAATTTAAATGCTAAAGCCAAATTGGATTTATTAAATAATAGTTGGAGAGTAAATTATAGATTAAAACCCCCTACACCAGAGGAATTTCTAACTGCTAAGTATCTAGGACCTGTCGCTGAATCCATTTATCCACGAGTACGAAAATGGTTTATTGAATTCATGAACGACAAGGAACCCTATAGAGATGCTGTTTTATATACCTACATTGGTTCAGGCAAAACTACATTATCAGTATTGATAAATCTCTATATGACTGTTCATTTAGCATTAATGCGGGACCCAAAGAAATATTTTGGAATTATGTCTTCAGAGACATTGAGCTTTGTATTATGTTCTTATAATTTACGTAAAACATCAGAATTATTGTTATCCCCTTTCATAAATATGCTTGAAGGCTCTACCTTCTTTTGTAAGGTACGAACTAGAGAGGATATGATAAAAAGAGAACGGGATTATCAACGGGAGAAGAAAATAGATACTCTATATTGGACTACAGCCTCCCGGTATGGTGTATCTGCTTTACAATTCTCTAATAATCTTCACTATAAGTTAGCTTCAAATCCTGTTACTATACTAGGGCTGACTATTATATGTGGTACTATGTCAGAGATAACATTTTTCCGACAAGCAGGAAAGAGTGATGAGTTTGTTATGCGACTTTTTAATGATATGAAGCGTCGTGTTGATTCTCGTTTGATGGGAAACTACTGGGGTAGAACTATTTTAGACTCTTCACCTAATGATTTGGAATCCCCTATTGATACTTATTGTATGTTTGATGCACCTAATAGCCCTAAAAATTTTATTATAAAAGGGGCTAAATGGGAATGGCAACCAGAAGAATTTTCTAATCTAGAACATACATTTCCTGTATTCAAAGGAGGATCGGGAAAACCCCCCACTATTCTCAATAATATTCAAGGATATGATGAAAGTGATATTATTAGGGTTCCCTATGGAACTATTAGTGACCCTAATGGTATGTATCAATTATTCCATGATGATTTACATAAATCATTAAAGGACTTTGCTGGCATACCACAAGGAAATTTGGATAAATTATTCTATGATTATGATAAAATAAATAATTGCTTTGTACCACAGATGAAATCTATAGAACATTGTCTTCATGTTGATGCTCGTATGGAACCTCATGAACTGATATGGAAAGTCATACGGGATACTCTTTTTGAGAAAGCAGGATTTGGTTATCATTTTTACTATAAACCGGGGATTCCTCGGGTGTTTCATATTGACCAATCAGTATCTAATGATATGTCTGCCATAGCTTTTGTACATGTGGAAAGAAAGAAAACTGATAAAGCATTAGATATAGAACATGATATCATGTATATAGTAGACTTTGTTTTACCTATACATCCTTTCGGAGGAAGAATCAATCTAGATGCTATTAAAGAATTCATATTCGATGTATTTACTAAAGGACAAATGCCAATAATAATGGGTTCATACGATACTTTTCAGTCCGAAGCAGCATTACAGCACCTAGAGAGAGCGGAAATTGAAATGGACCATATATCCGTAGATGAAACTATGGACCCCTACCTATTTCTAGCGCAACAAATAGAACAGGGGAATTTGAAGATGGGACGAAATGTATTCATAAAAAATAATCTAAAGTCATTGAGAATCACACAGCGTCCTCGGAGTAAAACTCTCACTATAAATCATACTATGGGTGATTCCCCCAATCCTGCTACTGCGGATTATGCCTGGGATACCTCTGTACTAGGTATAAATGCCAAGGACTGTAGTGATGCTGTTGCTGGTGCTGTTTATCTTGCTCATAAGTATTTAGCCACTGATGGACAATCATTATTACAGATTTGGGATGAAAATAAAGTAATCCTAACTAACGATGATATAAAGAAAAACACCGAAGACTTGATTAGAAAATTAGGGTTTCAGTAAGACTAATTATATATGCTTAATGAGACTATTTATGGTAATGTAGCTACGGTATACCATAGAACTAATGAAGAAAAACTAATAGACTCAATAAATAAAGAAGGATTTAAAGTAGGAGGAGGAGACTACTATGGTAGAGGCTTCTATGCCACTTATGATTTAGAGTCTCAGCTTACTTCAGACATGCAATCCAAATATGGACAATATGTAGTAAAGTTTGGAGTAAATTTAAGTCATTTCTTTTTCTTTGACTATAATGAGTTTGTGAAAACACCCCTATTTAGAGAGCATAATAAACGATATCCTAATAGACAATTCACTGAACAGAATTTTATTGATTATCAATTCCTTTACTATAAGATGTTATTAACCCCTAAAGAACGAGAAGAATATCAAAGAAAAACTAATAATACCAAATTTACCTCAGATGTGGCTCGTGAGTGTACTCGCAATATAAAAAATTTCACTTTATTATGCGCAGGTATAGTATTTACAGGTAGACAAGATGGATTAGTTTTAGTCGCATATAGAACAGGACAGATAAAACCATTATCTTATGTAGAAACAGAGGATTTACAGCCTAAGATACTCTATCTTGAATGTAGTCTTTACGGTGAAATAAAAGATGAACCTTCACCACATTTTGCTGGTTATTGTCAATATAGTTTATATTATTTCCAGGGTGATGATTATGATATAGAAGAAAATGCTACTAACGAAACTTCTTCTTCATTTGATATATATCAATTATTACCAAATGAAGAGCCTTTACCAGATCACTTAGATATGTTAAATGAATTTGAAGGATTTAATATCAATAATGGTAGAGGGCTATATATAGAGTATACAGAAGATTATACTATGGAAGATGCAGAGAGAGAAGCAAGTAGAATATGGACTTATGATGAGAGTATGGATATTGACTCTTCCGAGTTAGAGTTAGAAAGAAATTTAAAAGAGTATCTTGATCATCCTTCTTATGATTATATCATAGTAAAACAAGAAGCATTAGAGTCGTGGATGGAAGATTTTTTGAGCAATAATTTTAAGTTCTATAATAAAGAGGAATTCAAACGAACTAAAGCATATATAGAGCTAGACGTTGAGGATTATTCTGGTAATACCTATAATATTTATTACCAAGAAGAATATAATAGAACAAAGAGAAATAATGATGATTGGGTATCAACAGCAGCACAGAGAAAATATGACCATCAATTGGATTTAGATTATGGATTATAATACACTATTACAAGAAACAAAAGAAGCTATGATAAACATGATACCTTCTTTAAGTGATGAACAGAAAAAACAGATAAAGGATTTCTTCAAAATACATCCAAACTATGAATCTAAAATAGATTGGAATGATTGGCGTACTTTAACCTATAATGATTTTGTTCCATTATTATCTCAAATTAGTAAAACTGCTAGACAGAAAATGGTAAAGAATACTGGTATTAACGGATTAGATGAAGGAACTGATTATATTATTGCCTATAACAGTGGTACTATTGTAGGATATTGCCCGCTGGATTGGGAAGCATCAAAAATGATAGCATCTTCTTATGTGGGTGCTAGTAAAACAACAGGTAAGTGGTGTGTTGCACTGCACAATAATAGAAACTTTTGGGATAATTATGTATCTGAAGAGGGCGATAATAATAATCGTTTTCTTTATCTTGTAGACTATAATCCTGATTCCACATGGGGTAAAATAGCAATAAGAATGTGGCTAAATCTTGACTATCAAGCCTGGAATTGGAAGGATGAAGTAATATTTAGTTCAATGTCAGCTACCGCTAGATATAATGTTCCTAACAAATACCCTAATTTTATCTTTAATGTAGATAAGATGAAATCTTTGATTGATAAAGCTTTAGTACTAATAATGGATGCAGGGGACGCCCGCTCTGAGTTAGATAAAGAGTATTTTATTGATTGTTATATACAGGAGGAAATTGAAAATGATATTCTAAAAGGGGGGGTTTCTTTTGTTCAACTAGTTCGAATTGGTGATGATATTGAGGATGAAGATACTAGTGTTGAAGGTTTATCTTCTTCATTCGAAATTCAAAGGGTAGGAGAAGGTATAGATAATGCTGATTTAGGTTTCCTAGATGAGCTGACTATGGATGATGGGAGAAAATTTGCTACCGGCAGAGGTAGAGGTATATATATTGTGTATGAGAATGATTATACTCCTGATGATGCTCAAAAAGCTTCTAATAATTTACGAGGGGACATCACCGATATTGATGATTATGAAATAAAACGAACGGCATTGAGATTATTAGATCCAATAAATGCTAAAAAAATTCTTCATCATCTAGATGCTGATTCCTCTCTGCAATATAGTTATATTTTAATTAAAAATGATATTTCTATTGATGAGTACTTAATGAATATTCTGGGTCGCTATATTAAAGTAAGTAAATGTAAACAAGACACTTTATATGATTCTGCTGAAGTATCTTATTATGTATACTATAGGGATGATTATGACTGGGAAACCCCCGACAAATATGCAGGGACTGACTGGGTATCAACACCAGCACAAAGAGCTTATAACCATCAATTGGACTTAGATTATGGATTTTAATATGATATTAACAGAAAAGAAAGACCATATAATAAGTAAAATTCCTGCATTGTCTCCTGAGCAGAAATCACAAATAATTCAATACTTCAATGTTTACCCAAATGAGGAAGGACAGATAGATTGGAATAATTGGAAGAACCTAAAATATGAAGATTTTACTTCCCTTATCAATAGTGTATCAAGGACAGCCAAAAAGAAAAATGTAAAAAATAGTGGTATTGAAGGTTTAATTCCAAATGAGGACTATGTTGAGGTATATAATCAAGATAATATAATAGGATATGTTCCTCTCACACATGAAGCCTCTAAATTGATAGCATCTAAATATATAAATGGTATAGAGGGTACGTGGTGTACTGCTGAAAACAGTGCTTTTGCCTGGAAGTCATATTGTAAAAAGCTAAATAAATTTCTAATTTATTTTATTAACTATAATCCTAAATTCAAATGGAAAAAAATAGCTATCTTAGCTAATAGTAAGAAAACTTCTGTTTTTGAAGATTATACTTGTTATAGTTCTACAGATCTTATTATAAATTTACCCCTACCATTCACTCTTACGGATATGACATCTATTATAGCTCATGCTAGAGTAGGGATACAAAAGTGTGGTGGTATTAAAATGCCCCCTGAGAAAAAAGTTTGTGTAACCCAACAAATAAATAGACTAGACAAGTATACTATAGAGGTTATTCACCATTATGATATACGTCAGAAAGAGAAAAAGGAAGGCAAAAGGCACTGGAGCATACTACCAGGGCAGGAAGTAAACGAAAAGATTATAATAAAACAAATAGGTAAAGGGGTAGATGTAAGGAATAACGCTGATTTTCTATATTTAGATTTTTCTATTATGAATGGCACTGGATTCTATATTAATGATAAGGAATATAATAAAGGGGAAGAAGTTAGGAAATTATGTAAATTAGCAGGTAGTACTGTTGATGATATGGTTTATATGACATATCAGTATTATATAGCAAGCATAATACAACGTATGATTCCCCCCCCTAGTGTAGACTTTGTTATATGGGGCGATGATAGACGCATCTATAATGGGCAGCTAAACTATGGTTTTATGGCAAATTTGTCGAGATACCTTTTTAGTATATCGTGGAGTGATATAAAGGATAAAGTATTTCATGATAGATTATCCAGAGAGGGATATACTATTTATTATGATAAATATTACGATTTTCATAATAAAATATTTGATATGGTAATGCTGCCTTCTCAAAACATTTTACAAGAAAATACAACTTTATTTGGATTGTAAAAAAGCCCTTCATTACAAAGGGCTTTTAATTTATTTCATGCTTTGAACAGCAGCATCAGCAGTATCAACAGTAGTATCTACAGTAGTTCCTACTTGTACAGTTACATTTTCTGTAGTTACAGCTACTTTATCAACTTCCTTAGTTGCATCTACAGCTACAGTAGAAGCTTCTTTCTCTACATCAGAAGCAACAGCAGCAATACCTTTATCAATATCAGCAGCTACCTTAACTTCTTCAGCTTTTATAGTAGCATCAATAGCATCAATCTTAGCCTTAGCTTCATTAGATAACTTTACTGCCTCTGCTTTGATTTTAGCATACAATTCGTCTTTGGCTTCCTTGGTTAGAAGATGGAACCTCTCGGCTACTTCTCCCCATAGATGAATAGCTAAACTCTTACCATTGATTAGAAGCGTTTTACCACCATCGGTAAGCTCTACTAAGTCCTTGTCCATATCAGCTTTAAGCCGAGTAAATAATTCATGACTAATAAACATATAAATCTCCTTATTTAGTTAGTTATAATCCTGAAAATGGATTGTCTTTATTTATTGTTTGACTTCCTTCGTCTACTAAATCCCAAGTAAATTTAGGATTATTGTAATCCAAAGTATCGCCTTTATCTTCTAATAAATCTTTAACAATCGGTATTAAATTCGTCTGATTCGTCTGAGTCTCCATGTTCAGTTAGTTCCTCAGAGCATTGTGGACAAAAATTATTAGTCCAACCCAACTCTAATAAAGACTCTTTTATCGAATCTTTTATTTTTTGCCCATCATCACCAGAAAACTCTATACTGAAGGAAGTGTCGCATTTATTACACTGTACCTCTGCTACACCCTCATAGTTATACTCTGTTATTGTATACATTAAAACTCCTGCATACTTAGTATTAGAGGATTACTGAATGATTATAGTGTCTCCTGGTAATTTATTACCGTATATTTTAGTACTATATTGTACAGTAGTAATAGAGGGAGGAGGTATAACAAAATAATTCTGATTTATAGCTGTAGTTATATCAGTAGAAATAGCTGAAACAATATAATTTTGTAATAACAAAGTTAAATTAGTAAAATTTTCTATTTCAGATTGGAACACTGTAGGAATAAATACTATAGGTATATTGGTTCCTGATTGTAATTCAAAAGTAGTGCCATGATTTATAAGTTTTACTGTATAGGCAGGAAATGAGTTTTTTATTCTGTGTAGAAACGTTAAGCTTATCATCATTTAATATCTTATTGAATAGTCATAGGATCACCAGTAATGCCATCAGAACCATTATTTACAACTAATAATGAGTTATTTACTAATACTGGAGCATTGATAGAAGCTTGAGAGGACGTAAAGTAGTTGGAAGCTGCTGCTGTAGTGATAGTAGAAGTGAAATCAGTTAGGATTGCTGTTTGCAATGAGGATTGCAAATTAGGGAAGGTCTCCATTTCATTGATCCACTTTTGAGGAATGAACGCCACTGGGGAGTATGTTCCTGACTGTACTAGCATAATAGTACCACTAAAATTTATCTTAAATGTATATGCAGTGTTACCATTATTTCTCAATGCACGTACAAAGGCTGCTGAAACCATCATAAAATCTCCTCTCTATATAATTAGTAGGTAAAATGAGACTATCTATTCATAAATACAATAATATCGCTAGTAATATCATTGAGTATTTGTTCTTGTAACCCTAAAGTTAATTGTGAATACATGCCTATTTCATTTATCCATCGTGACGGATTATAGGGAGTTCCATCTATAGAGAGAGTAGTCTCATCAAAAGATTCAATATCATTGTTAGAGAAATTAGATTGGAGCTGGGTAACAAACATCATATCTATCATAAAAATACCTCTACTTATTTAGTAATAAAAAAGGCTACCATTTCTGGTAGCCTAATTAAAAAGGGCATGGGGGAGCCTTTATGCCTGTTCTTCTATATCGATAACCTCTTCTTCATGTGCCTTTGACTCCTTCAAGAGGAATGCTTCAGACTTCAGCTTGTAAGCCTCGATGTTCATACCCTCGATCCTGATAACGATACCCTCATCAGGGTTACCATCGCAATCTTCGGCCTTTTTTTCCAAATAATTAGCCTTCAATTCATTAATAAAATAGCTAACCCAATACTCAGGATTGGTAGGATTGGAGTATAGAGGGAAATCGGAAGCCTTGCCATAGTAGAATTCCTCTACCATAGGCACCTGAAGTTCTTCGCAGCGCTGTTTCATTGCTTGCCATGAATACTCATACACAGTACCATCAGTACCAGTAGCAGTAATCCTATAGACAGCAACTTTATACGTATTAGGTATACAACCATAACGATATCCCTTCTGGATAGCATTGCCAGAAGGGAGGAATCCCACTATCTCATAGTAGACAGTTTCACCAGCATGAAGTTTAGTTAGGAAATATTTTTTTCCAGCCTCAGTCCAGATATCTTCCTTGTAGAAGCCAGAAGTAGTAGCATCGTTCTTGACTACTGACCTGGATGCATAGAGATAATCGTACTCAGTATCCTGTATCTTTATTCCTATACTCTTTGCTATTTTCTCCAGCAGGTTTAATTTCCTCTTTACTAGAGCATTAGCACAGATAGCTGAAGTTCCGTGTATTTTCCGACTGATACTGATTATCTGGTTAGGATTAAACTTATGTACATTTCGCAATAGTTGTGAAGTATCAATATGGAAATGAAACTGATCAGGGATTAGACGAGAAGTTTTCTTTACTTTCCTTCCCTTCTTACCTTGAACCTGAATCTGCTTCTGTGGAGGCACATATTTGTGGCAGACATCAACACCATTAAGGGAAGTAAAACTATTCCCTTCCTCAAGATCAACATTGTAGGGCTTAAACTTGCCTACCCCTATTGCAAGCCCCAGTGAAATAGTATTTTTGAGTCTCACTACCTTTACCCGATTACCTTTGGATAAATAGCTCCCGATTGACTTAAACTCCTCCTTACCATAATCAGGAGATTGCTTATCTACTACCTTAATAAAATCTAAGTTTAATATCATATTGGAGTCAAAAAATACTACATTATTTTCTTCATAAAAATCATTTTTACCTACTACTACCTGCCCCTGCTCTATTCCCTCTAGGCTAAGTATAGCTTTGACAATGTTATCTGCTCCTACTATAGGTTCTATCCTACTAATTTTCATCACTACTGCTGTGTTATTCTGCATATTTACTCCTTAAAAATAAAATTTTAGATTGGAAGAATTCCCACCAATCTTTATCATTTCCTAAGAAATTATACTTAAAAAATTGATAATTGTCAATACCAATTTCTCGTAGAAGTGTTCTAATATTATGAATAGAAGCCTTCCCTACAGGGATATCTTTGTAAGAGACTCCCTTATTATTACTAAGATAATCTAGAACCTTTATTCTTATCTTTAGTGATTCTTTTTTGATATTGAACTGTCTTTTAAGGCTAACTTCTACTTTTTTATCCTTCATCACCTTAGCAGTTGTGATTCCATATATCTCTTCATATGTCTTTCCTCTACGAGCAACGCTCATTTTTTGCTTATCCTCATTAGTAAGATGATACCCATGATTCCCTCCATGGTGTATAGGGGGCTTATGCCCAATATTTTTTAAGGTTCTACTTATTTTAAGCTTGATAGCATCAGAACGATCCTTTCCATAAACTTCCTCAAAGGTCTTTCCTTTCAGATGTTTACCTAATTTTACCCTATTCTCAGGTAATTGATTAAAATGTTCTACCCCTAACTTTTGAGCAGATTTCTTTCTTTTCATAGCTTGTTTCTTATACAGTTCTTTTTTATTTTCTTCTGACCATCCTTCTAGCTTATTACATTTCTCTCCACCACCAGTCATATTATAGCCAAAATCCCTATTAGTGGTGTTATATTGTTTTATCCAATACTGTTCCTTTTCACTACAATTCTCTTTATTACACTCTTCCACTTGGTAAATAATAAAATTATCTATACCATATTTATTCATAGCATCATACAAAACTTGATTCTTTCTTCTAATCATGCATTTTTTATGGGCACAAAATCTTTCTTCAATAGTTTTAGATGTTTGCCCTATATATTTTTTGTGGTTTATTATGTTCTCAATACAATAAATGAAATACGCCATGTATAGTTAGTGAGACTATCCGCCAAAGGTTGATAACTCTTATCCTTAATAGGCTGGATATTATCAAGATAAACTATCATTTGCTCTCTACTCATTTATTTCTCCTTATATTGAACGTTTTAATGTTCCACTCAACCCCAATATCTTAACATGTCCATCCTTTAATGTCAATATCACTTCATCATTCTGGATTAATCCTGATACTACATTATCATAAAAATAAGTATTATAATGAGCACCATGAGTATCATATCGATGGGCTTTACCATTCTGGATTTTAATTACATAGTTTTTGTCCATTATTTATACTCCCTTAGCAAATCATCTAATTTTACTTCAGAGTTTTCCTCCATTCCTACCTTTCTAAGGAAAGCAACAGCCCCACCTTCCTCAGATTTGTATATATCCATTTCATCATTAGAATCCAATCCAATGATAATCAATTTAGCATTATATTCCATAAGCTTATTTTTAAGAGCAAAATCTTCAATAAAATCTCGTATGGTTCTTTCTCTAAGCTTAATTTTATCACATTGAATAGACCAAAAATTTTGTGGAGTAATATAATGACGAACCCTAATCCAACCTTGTTTACATGCAATGAAAATTAACTGTTCTCTCGTTATTTTATCATGCTCTAGAGTTTCATTATTAGCTTTAAACATATTAAGAATTTCTTTGGTAGTAGTATCAAAATAATCAGGGTGCTCCATCATAAAATCAACATGGTGACTTCCTGTTACTCCCCATACTTTGGTACCACGAGCCCAATATCCTTGCTCATTCTCCATCTCAACTAATTTTCTTTCACTCATATATTCCAT